AAACCTAACCCATGCTTCTATCGTAAAATCACCAGTGCCAAACGTCAGCGACGAATCCGACGGTGCCGACAGGTAGTCTCCTGTGCCGTCAAGCAACAGTGCGCCAGTGCCAAACTTTGGAGACGTAGTAGAGACTTGCGCGTTGCCGTTTGCGGTAAGCGTGTGAGCTACTGGAGAATTATCGGGAAATGACGTACTACCGTCGGTCCCATCTGCGTGTAGAAGCAGGCTTACATTGGCAAAGTTGGGGTCAGAGGCACCAGGCGAGGCGTTGGGGAACGGCGCGGTAGGCGGCGTGAAGTTAGCCGTGTACCGATCAACGCCGATGGTTAGGCGCAAGTCGTCTATATAACCGTTGAGGTAGAGGTTGCCGAAGAGAGTTCGGCCAACCCAAACGTTGGTTGTGCTTATGTCAGCGTTAGTGCCGGATACGCTTGATTCTTCAACGCCATCAACGTAGAGACGTGCAGCCCCGGTCCCCCTGGAGACAGCGATGTGATACCACTGATTATCGACGAATGTGGTCGTGCTAATCAACGCACTTGCTGAGGTCATTATGTTTTCAGTCTGGATGAGGTTGGCGGCAGCTTTATTTAGACTCCAGACGCCAACATAATTGAATAGTGCCTGCGCTCCACTCCGGTCTGTCCATCTCACCCAGCACTCAATTGTGAATGCTCCAGTCCCTGGCGCTAGAGATGCCAGGGCAGCTGTTGACAAATAGTCGCCACTTCCATCAAACAAACCAGAAGCCCCGCCAAACTTGCTTTGTGCAGTGCTGATCTGTGCGTTGCCGTTAGCCGTGACGGCTATGCCGTCGCTGCTACTATCTGTAAACGTCGTACTACCGTTGCTGCCGTCCATGTGCAGCAACAGCGACACGCTGGTGAAGTCGGGGTCAGTACTTGGCGTAAGCGGCCAGATGCCTGCCCGTTGCGCCAAGCTTTGCTCATTCGGCACCCACAACCCTGACGCTGATTCCGCTGTCGGCACCTTGCGCACGCCTATTAGGCCGCCGTTAAGTCCGAGCATCAGCTGATCTCCTCGTAACCGATTACCAGCTCTAGATCGCTAGCGGCGCTGGCTACTGCGCGGAGGCTGTGGCCCTCCTCCAGGTAGATGTAACCTTCGCGGGTTACCAGCACTTGAGTAGCGTCGGCGGGCACGGCGATGGTGTTGGCAATCTTGAAGCCGGTGGTGCCGTTGTAGTGCTCAAGGCTGATGTCAGCAGCGGCGGCGCCATCCACGTTGGCGCAATAGACCGAGTTGATCTTCAGCACTTTGCCACTGCTACCGGCGTTGCTTAGCGCAGCAGCCATTGATGCGGTGACGGCGTAACCGGCAGTCTTGCCGATTATCGTCGTTGGGGTTTTAAGGTTTGGTGCAGCCATGATTCAAGATGCCCACCAGGAGGGGTAGATGTCGGCCTCAAACCCGTAGGTCTGGATAACCCAGTCTTCATAGTAGTCGCCGCCGAGGCTTAAGTAGGCCAAGGTCGCTGGCTGCATGGTAAGAACAAATGCACCTGTTTCGGCGGATAGCTGCCAAGTTCTTGCCGTGCTGATAGCGCTGCCACTTAGGACGAAGGCACCCGTGTCGGGGAATATCGGCAGCGTTTTGGTCAGAGTAGCTGCGTTGCCGGTAAGCGCGAAGACGCCTGTGTCCTGGCGGCTGATGTAGCCACGGAAGAAGCCGATGTTCGTGCCAGTGAGCGTGAAGTAGCCAGTGCTGGCGCCGAGGCGGGGCAGGGTGAAGCTGAAGACTTGGCGGAAGGTGGCCTGGACCTCCCAGATGTTGCAGGAACTCAGCTGCTTAGTCCAGTCGTCGCAGCGGAAGCGTGCCTGGAGCGCTTCAGGCGGCGTCCACAGGAACCAGGCGCCAGTCTTTGCCTGCTGAGCTAAGAAGAAGTCGAGGGTGTTCGCTTCGATGGGCGCCAGAATCCAGCGCACGTTCCACTCGGGCGAGGTCTGGTTCTGCCCTTGGGTGCCGCGCTGCTCGATGCCCCAACTGGGCAGCTTGGCTGTGCGCTGGCGCGGCTTGACCGACTTGGATACGGTGCGGGTAAGCGTGTAGTCGGGTAGGTGGAGGTTGCTCATGGGCCTAGGCGAGTAGGCCGCCGGGGCGACGCTGCTTAAGCAGCTCATCTTGAACGGCCTGGCTTACGGCGCGGCCAAGCTGCTCCCCCTTACCGGAGTCGCCCTGCGCTTTGCTGCCGCTCGCGTCGACGTTGACGGTGACGTTGGTGGTGCCACCGCCGCTGCTACTTACGCCCAGCTTCCCATTGGCGCCGCGGCTAAGGGGCATGATTGCTTCGGGGCCGGCCTCGCCCATAACGCCGGTCTGCATCGTGCCACCGGCAGCGAATTTGAACAGGGTGGGCTTGCTTACGACGCTGTTGGTGAAGGTGCCGCCCTTGGCGTAGGGGATGATGTTGTTCTTGGCGAAGGTGCCGCCCATGGCATAGGCGGCCACGTTGGGGTTGCTGCCTAACGCCGCGGCCGCGTTGCCACCGGCACCGAACGCGCCGCCATCGGCGAAGCCGAACGCTGACTTGACGATCAGCATTACATTGCGCAGCACCAGCTGCTGGATGATCATGCGGGCGGTTTGACGCAGGATGTCGGCGGCAAACTCGCGGAAGTTGGTCTTGCCCGTGGTTACGAGGTCGAAGATCGCGTTCTCGACGCCCTTGATGCCGTTGACCGTAAGTTCTTCCGTGGCCTGACGCATCGTGCCGATGGACTCGATGTAGGAGGTGACGCCCTCCTGCATACCAAGGCCGATGCGGTCGTCTTGGCGAGTCCGCATGGCTTCGTTGAAGGCGATTTGGGCAGCAGTAGCGGCGTCGGTTAGCTCTTTGAATTTTGCTATCTCGGTGTTCTGATTTGCAATGGCGTCACGCAGAAAGGTGGCACGCTGGGCGCCTGCCGCGGTGGTGGTGTCAAGACCCTCAAGCTCATTCTTCGCGTCCGCTATGAGCTGGCTGCTGCGCTGGATTACTTCAGCCTTCCTTATCTCGGCGTCGATTGTTTCAGGGCGTTCTCCGGCGAGTTGCAGCTTGTTGCGCAGCTCAGTTATGGATGCTGAATCTGTTAGTGCGGCGTTTTGCTCTCTAATAGCGGCGGTGTAGTCGATGACAAACGATTTACCCGCTACATCAGACAGATCCTTTACCTGCTGCGCTACTAGCGCCTGCTCTGCTAAGGCTCTGTTGAGGTTCGCTTGGGCAGTGTCTACGCCGCCTTCGGCGGCGACATCTCGACGAGCAGCAGCGGCAACTCCAGTGGGTTGACGGCCGGCGGCGGCCGTGCCCTCAAACTTTCCGTGAATTACCTTGTAGACCTTGCCATCAGGCGTCATAAACGCAGTGGCATCTCCGTAGTCACCTTTTTGGTTGCCCATCCACTTAGCGCCGCCAGTGAGGGTCATTGCAGCGCTACCTCCAAAGGCGTAGTCCCTACCTGCGTGACCGCCATAGCTGCGAGGTGCGCCGTACTCACCGCCGGGCACAGTGACGCCGCTAGACAAAGGCCGTCCGTTGACCTTTACATAGGGATCTAGGGCAGTGCGCGAGTAGAAGCCGCCGTCACTGCGCTTGATGTCGAAGTGCGGGCCGTACTGGTTCGGACCCTTAGGACCGATGCCGCCTTGCATATAACGACCCGCGGCGCTAACCGCCCCAGTTGGGCTAATTGTCGTAGCGGCCATCGCCTTGGCCGACTTGAGGTCTTGCGTAGCCGTTTCGACCGCCCGGCCCGCCTCGGTTAGGCGAGTGGTCAGTGTTTGCAATTCGCCAAAGTAGCTTGAAATAAGGGCGGCGGATTCGCGGGCTCCCCCAGTTTTGGACCTGACAGCAAGGTCGCGCTTTTTGCCTTCTAGCTCTTGCTCGTACTCGTACCGCTTGCGTATCAGCTCCATGTCGTTGCGGAACACCGCATCGGCAAGTGCAATTCTGGCTTTGGCTATTGCTTCGTTGAGGCGCTGCTGCTCTGCGGCGGCGGCCTCGGCGTCTCGCCTTGCTTTGTCTGCTGCGGTAGTAGGGTCGTCGCCACCATTGGGGTCGGCAAACTTCTTGCTGAGTGCGGCCTGTCTGGCTTTTTCTATTTCAGCTTGAGTTTTGTACCCACCTAACTCTAAGTTTAGGATTTCCTCTACACCTTGAATTTTTAGTTTTTGAAGCTGAACTTGGGCTTTCTTTTGCTGTTCGTAGTTTTCTGTAGGGTTAAGTCCAAAAAGCTGAAGACCGAGGCTGACAGGGTTAAAGTCAGGAACAGCATTACTAACTGCTCTAGCCTGCCTCTCAAGCAGCACTAGGTCTTTGCGCAGCTTGGCTATGTAGGTTTGGTTTCTTTGTTGCACATCCGCTACTCTTTCGCGGGAAGCACCTGCAAAGCGTCGCTCAGCCGTGTTTAGAGGTACAGGCCCAACTAGGCCGGGCCTAAACGTACTTTGATCTTCTTTGATTTTTCTTATTGCTGCTTCTGTCTCTTTTAGTTGACTAAAATTGCGGATAATAATATCTAAGCTAAAGGTAAGTACGGCGAAGGGAAGTAAGGCCTTAAACGCGGTGCCTAGTCCAGTTAGGGCGCCCTTAAGCGTAAGGGTCTTTGCCGCAGCAACTTCCATACCGCTACTTGTTACCTTAGCTGCAGTAGCTGCACCTGTAAACCAACTAGCTATGTTCAACGCAACTAAACCGGCAGACGCCGCTTGTAGGCCCTTAATTGCAAGAGCAACTGCACCTAGTTGGAAGGCGAACTTGGCCAGGCCCGCTGCGGCCTTGTTGTCGGTGAAAAAGCTGATCGCCGCGGCGAGTGCCTTGGCGCTGTCTACTACAGCGGGGGTGATGTCCTTGATGAAGGCGCTAAAGGTTTCCTGAAGCTCGGCACCTAGGGGCTGCAGGGCGTTGCCGACCTCTAGGCGCATCGCCTGGAACGCCACGGTTAGGCGGGCGCCGGCGTCCTGGGACGAGCCGCTTATGTCGAGGGCGATCTTGCCGTAGCGCTTGCTGGTGAGGTCAAGGAACTTCATCAGGTCGTTGAGGCCGACCTCGCCCTGTTCGAGGGCCTTTTGCAGTTCGGGGCCGGTCTTGCCGGCGGCCTGCGCAAACAGGGTGAACGTGCCAGGCAGTCGCTCAGCGATCTGGTTGAGTTCCTCAGCGCTCACCTTCCCCTTGGAGAAGACTTGGGTTAGTGCGAGCAGGGCGCCGTCGACTTGCTCGGCGTTGCCGCCGGTGGCTTTGATCGCCTCGCTCATGGCGCGGAAGGCGAAGCTGGAGTCGGCGACCGTTCCACCGGCACCGATCACGGCGGCGCTAAGGCGGGTGAGGCCGCGGGTCGCTTCCTCTTGGGGGATATTCAGGTCGCGGGTCGCCGCGGCAGCTGCACGAATTGCCGCGTCGTAGGCCTCTTGGCTGCCAACCACGCCGCGCAAGGCGATCTGCAGCTTGCCGATGCTGGCTGCGTACTCGGCGGTACCGCCCAGCTGCTGCCGGAACATGCCCACTTGGGCGCCGGCCGCTGCACCCGCGAACGCGCCACCTACTCCGGCAACCGCCAGGCCGCCTAGGCCGCCAATAAGGCCTTCAGGGCCGCCAAAGATACCGCCGCTTAAGGCAGCGCCAGCGCCTTGGGCAAGCTGGCTACCCGTAAGCCGGCGCCCACCGCCTACCTGCAACCGAGCCTGCTGCCTGCTTAGGGCCTCTATCTGTTTTGTTGCGGTCGCAAAAACAGGCGCCGAGGAGCTTACGGCGCTGCGAATCTGCGTCCACGCGCTTATCTGTGCCTGCAAGCTGTTTACGCTGCCGTTGCTGGCGCCGCGTACTCTTTCAAGCTCTGCAAAGATGTGGCGTAGGGGGCGCCTGGCACGATCCGTGGAACGGCCCAGGTTGTCGAATGCCTGCGCGGCCCCTGCTGCGAAGCCCACACTTGGGGCGGTGCCGACGGCGGCGGTAGGTAGGAACTGCTGTTGGAATGTTGACCGCGGGGAGTAGCCGCGAGCATCAACTCCCGCACCAAATGTTGTCTCTACTTGCCCTGTTAAGCGCCGTGCGCCACCACTCATCGCTGCTCCTGTTCCTGCAGCAGAGGTCTGTCCGGCGGCGGGTAAGAGCAGCGGCGTGCCGGCTACGCCCTGTTGTACGCGACCTCCCAACTCGCGGAGGGCCTGCTCCTGTTGTCTTACCGCACCTCTGTTTAAGTAATTGCCTCGGATACGCGCATTGGCGGCATTCTGCTCAGCAGTAGCGGCCACAGTTGCCATACTGCCAACCTGCCTATAGGCGCCCGCTAGTTCGCGTAGCTGACGATCCAGTTGATCGGCCTGTCTGGCATTGTTTGCATAGGCTTGAGCGCCTGCCGTAGTGGTCGTGTCTAGCTCAAGCATCTCGCGGCGAAGCTGCCCGATCACCTCTGCGAGGTTTTTTTGGCTGGGGATCAGGGTGCCGGCGTCCAGCTGAGCGCGGAGCGCAGCGCCGAAGCCTTGTGTCGCTGCTGCAACTTCGCGCTGTACTGCAGCCAACCGCAGCTGCACCGCTGTGTATATCTCCGTGTTTCTGTAGGTGTTAATTAGGCGCTCGTTTAGTTCACCTAGTTCCTGACTTAGGCCTGCGGTGGTGTTGGGCAGGTCGCCTATGCGCTGCGCTATGCGATCTGGGGCGAGAAATCCTGCTGTGACGGTGGGGTCGTTAAATGTAGCTGCGCCCGTGCGGGCGCCTTCACGTCCTGTGCGGGCGCCTTCTTGAAATTGGATACGACGCCGCATAGACAGCGCGGTGTTTAGGCGCTGCTCTACGCCCAGTCTTTGTTCAATAGTCGCCCTTAAGTTACGTTCTCTAGCGCTGCGCGTATCAATGTCAGCTAAGTCTTGACGGCGCAGAGCTATGCCAGCTGTCAGCGCGTCTAGCTGTACGCGAGCACCCGCCGCGGTGGCAGCAGTACCCTGCACTAGAACGGCGTTAAACCGCCTATTGACTTCCGCAAGGTTAGTTAGGCGCGTTTCTACTGCTTGTATGTCAGCGCTGAATTGATCGAATGCCGTAGAGGCATCTCTTGTTTGCGCCCTTAGTGCGATAAGAGCGGCGCGTTGTTGTTGGAGCGCAGCTACGTTTTGCGTGCCAGCGGCAGTGCTGGCGAGCACGGCCTGGCGCTGCGCCATCACGCTTTGCGTGGCACCGCGGCTAACTTCGTCTATCTGGCGCAGATCGGCACTAAGGACGCGGTAGGCGTCGCTGCATAGGTCTACTTGGCTGCGCAGTCCCTTGAATGCGTCACCCAGGCTCTTGTTTACCGCTTCAGTGTTGCCGGCTTTGCGGGCGTAGTCGAGCAGACTGTCGCGGGCAGCGAGTATATCTCGCTCGGCAAGGTTGGTGACTTTGCCTAACTCGCGGAAGGAGCCCTTTATCTTGTCGAGGGCCTCGAAGCCTTCGCCAACTAGGCGAACGACAATATCCTCAACCTGCTTGGCCACCTACTTATCCTCGCTCTTGCTCAGCTCGCTTAGGGCTGCGGACTCCATCACTTGAAGGTCCTCCAGCATCGCGGCGCGGTCGTCAATGCAGTATAGGTCGAACAGGCCGCCAGACATGAGCAGCACGTCGTACTTCAGGCCGAGGTAGCCCGCCATGGTGGTGTTCCACTGCGTTTGCATACGCAGGAACATCATCACCGTTTCCCAGTTCTCGTCCCACACCTCGTAGGTTGCGCCGTCAGGCGGAGGCGCAGCGGGTAAGCGGATGCCGAACACCGCTGCGTCGTCTTGGGTGCTGTCCTCTTCCCGCTTACCGCCTTGCGCCCAGTACTTGGCGGCGCCGCTTAGTTTCCCGCTTTGGCGCCGTCGAAGGTCTCGGTGTAGGCCTTAAGTACGCCGCGAATCCAGTAGGGGTCGTCGCTGAACTCCTTAAGCGCTTCGAGGGAGAAAGGCACGGGTTTGCCTTCCTCGTCTTCGATTCCGTCCCAGGCAAGAACAACAGCCTTGAGCAGAATAAGGTCACCCTTCTCGCTTAGGGTTGCGAACTCCTTACGGCCCAGGCGCTTGAAGGTGATGTCAAAGGTGCTGGAGTCGAAGAGGCCGCCATCTGCGGGCTCTTCAACGGTGACGGGCCACTTGAAGGTCTTGACCTTTTTGCGAACGAAAGACATAAGTTTTAGGCGGGCATAAGCAGCGTAGCGCATAAGGAAGCCGCCTAGCTGTGGGGCTAGGCGGCGTGTTTGCTAAGCGGCAAAGCTTAGTGGCGCGGCTTAAGCGAAGACGAGGCGGAACTCGTCGTTGCCGGCTGTGCTTGGGATGGCGGTGTAGGGCAGCGACAGCATGTGAATGCCGTCTTGGTCCTGGTAGCTGGGGTCGCCGATGTCCACGCGGATGGACTGCAGTGCCACGATGTTGCCGGCAGTGGTTCCGTGGATGAAGGAAAGCTCACCTAGGTTGCCGTCAGTCAACGCAGCAGTGAAGTAGTCCTTCTGCGCGATGGTTGGCGCTTCGATCACAACTGTGCCGGTGCTGGCGCGGTCGGTGATCAGCACTTCCTTGGTGCAGCCCACCAGCTCGCGGTACACCGTGGCGTTGCCCAGATCCATCGAGACGGACTGGAGGCAGCCGCTGTAGTCCAGCATGGTGAAGGCACCGCTGTTGCCGGCCTTGAAGATGCGGGGTGTGGCTTGATCGGCGTAGGTGACAACTGGAGCAGCAGTGTCGGTCGGGGCGTTGTAGATCCCGGTCATCGTGAAGTCGATGGTGGGTATGGCACCAACTTCAGTGTTGAGCGAGAACGTTCCACGGCAGCCGGTGAGCCTGTGCAGCACGCCGTCGATGTTGTAGTGCAGCGTCACCGAGCCGAACGCGGAGCTGACCGGGGTGTAGACCACCTGAGCGTCGATGCTGTAAACGCTGGTAGCGTCCAATGTCACCGCAGCGCCAACGGGACGCAGCGTGGCAACTTTGGTCGCACCCACGTAATCGGTAACCAGAAACACCGCGCCAACGCCCAGGCCGGCAGTGATGCGAAGCACTTGGCCGTTGTAGAAGT